TGATTGGCGGAAACGGTGAGATTCGAACTCACGGAAGATTTTAATCTTCGACAGTTTTCAAGACTGTTGCAATAAACCGGGCTCTGCCACGTTTCCATAATTTTTAGGGGCGCGATCTGCTGTCGTTTAAGAATAGGCGAATTGACGCCACTCCCCCTTCTTGATTTACCATATTGAAACACACATTGTCCTCGCACCTTTCGGCATAGCGGTCCAGATTGAGGAGTATGTGCTTCAATATGGCAGCCCCTCTACGATTCGAACGTAGGAATGTCGGAATCAAAATCCGATGCCTTAGACCAACTTGGCGAAGGGGCTAAAAGACTCTACAAATTTTTAATGAACAAGAACTGAATTATATGTCAGTTCAACATCTTTGTCAAGCAGTGTTGTTTTTACGCAACACATAAAACAAAACCCCCAGATTTTTTTAGGTCTGGGGGTTTGTGCTTTGGTACTACTAACTACAATTAACTTACACAAACCCCCTGAAATGGCCATGAGTTGCCGGCACAATTATTTCTAACTGTGCGATACTCTGGCTGTACTGTAAAGGGCTTATGTATGAGAGACATGTAATTTCCTAATAAAGATGTTATTATATAGGCAAATTTTAAATTCTTTTTATTTCAAACCAATCGTTTTTATCGCTGCGGTGCGTTCCATCGTACATAAAATGTATATTTTCGTTTCCAATTTTTGGATACAATCTCTTATATGCAGCATGCATATCACTATACTTTCTTTCGGGTTGTGTGATTTCATCTTGTACAGCTTCCATAAACCATCGTGTAAACTTTTTAGGAAAAGCAAAAAATGTATCCGACACATATTTGTTTTCTGTCCAGTATGGTTCGGTTTCTCTAAAGATGAAATTGAATTTTTTATAATCAATATTCATTTCAGAAACTTTTTGATTGAAGGTCATATCAAAACGAGCAATGATAACAAAATCTAAATCTTCATCAACAATATGATTCAAACTATGATAAAGAGTTTTTCTTTGATCCGATGATGCATACTCCACGAATTGTACAGATTTCGGTTGATAGAAATCTATTACATCAGCCATCACAGGATGAGTATATGTGGTGAAATAAATGATTGAATTTTGAAATGCGCCGATAAGATTTTCTTTAATATTATCTTTGGCTAATGTCCAATCTTTTCTTTGTGTGGGTGATTGACCTGTTGTTATTCCACGAAATACAATACCAATTTTCATAAAAATATATCAATGTTTTTTCCAACGAATAGGTTCAGATACTATGGGTAAATTTGGATTTTTGAAACCGTCAAAAATTTCCCATAAACAATTTTTTACAACATACTTATAAAACAAACCAACTTCTCGACCATGAGCGTCTAATTCCCAAGGATGATTCCAATAATCAACTTCATCCGAGTTTATTTTTTTGCCTCTCCAAAGAGAGAGTTGATCATTGGTTTCACCATTTATATATTGTTTAACATGAACCATTTCATGAGCTAGTGTCGAAAGTATATTCTTGACACCAATACCAGGATGAATTTCAATTAGAAATTGTCTGGGTTTTTTCTGTGTGTTATATTCTTCAATTGAAGCATAACCATATTCTTTTATATTGCCATCGAATCTTATTGTAGTATGGCAATTATTTCGAATTCTAGTATTAGATATCAATTCTTTTGCGAAAAAGAGAGCTGCATCCTCAACAAAAGGTTTAAAATATTTGTCTGGACAATTGACCACCTTTATATGCATAGAATCCTCCTATCCAGTTTATATTTAGAACCTTAGATTTTTTCTACTTTGACTCCTGCTTTTTCCAAAAAGTGAATTCCGTCATTGCTACGATAATGATTCCGGTAAAAGACATTATTAATACCACTTTGGTAGATAAGTTTTCCACACTCCAAGCAAGGGGCATGAGTGACAAAAAGAGTAGCACCGTCACCAGACTCAGTAGATTTTGCCAATTTAGCAATTGCATTAGTTTCTGCATGTAATACCTCTGGTTTTGTAACTAAGTCAACTCTGCCAACAGGTTGGTGTAACTCAATTTCACAATTATTGTCCCATCCGGATGGCATTCCATTGTAACCAATAGAAATGATGCGATCATCTTTAACAATAATCGCACCTACATGTAGCCGCCTTGCGGAGGATAACCCCGCAAAGGTTTCAGCCACTTTCATAAACGCATCACGAAATTTTTGTTTCATTCTTCAGGATAATAATCTTCCTTGCTTACACCACACTCAGGACATCCGACCTCTTCAGGTAAAGATTGCCAATCAGATTCACTTAGTCGGTGACCACAAACGATGCAAACATATTCTTTTTCTTTTTGTTCAGACATTATAGACCTCCTAGTACATTTTTGTAAGCATTGGCGTGTCTTTCTTCCACTTTTTTAAGCGCAGCAAAACGCTTCTCTGCCAATGCCAAAACCTTCTTAAATTGCTCAGCATGTTCTCTACTTTCTTGAATTTGTTCTTGTGCCTCTTTTGCAGCTTCAAGTTCTCCTTCACGGATAGCAATAGCTTCAAATTGAGGATACATCTGTGTGAATTCGTAGGTTTCACCTTCAATAGCTTTTTCAAGACATTCTTTTGTAGAAGGTTTACCAATTAACAACTCTAGGTGACCCCATGCATGAAGAATCTCTTGATCTGCGGTATGTTCGAAATGTTTTGCAACATCTTCGAAACCTTCTTCACGAGCAATCTTTGCAAAATAACGGTACTTGATATGTGCCATTGACTCACCGGCCAATGCGTTCTCAAGATTCTTTAGAGTAACTGACATATTTTTCCTTTCAAAAGTTAAGTAACCTCATAGATTACTTATCATAGTATATGTCAATTATTTGACAATATTCAATTGTATTTTTTTATTATTCTGATAGTTTTTGTTCGGTAAATGGAATCCATTCTTTTCCTGTTTTTTCATTGATTGTTTTAGGAATAATTCCTTTATTATCACCAATTAAAGGTTCAATCAAAAAATCAGGATCAATCAATTCTTCATCATTAGTTCTTAGTGCATGTATACAAGCACAAACTGTATTATCTTCTAGTGCAGTAATTCTATGATATTTCTCTTTATCAACAAATATTAAATTTGGTGATTTAAATTCCTTAGAAGCAATTGTATTTCCATTATAATCATCCAAAACTTCATATAAAACAGATCCACTACTAACTAAAGTTCCATGATCATAACTATGTTTGTGTCCAAGTTCAACATCACCTTTGTTTTTGAAATGCATCGATCTAGTAAATACATTACTAATACAAATCATTTTTACATCTGGACTATTAGACATTTTTATCCTTTTTATTGTGGTAGGCCCCCGCGGAGTCGAACCGCGCACCAACGGATTATGAGTCCGCTGCTCTAACCAACATGAGCTAGAGGCCCAAAATTTTTACTTTAGAACATTCTGTGCGATTTTGTCCTTGACCATATCTGGAATAGTTAGGTAAGGCCATTCCAAGAAAAAAGGACAGATGTTTCGCCATTTGCCATTTTGAATGAAAAATCGAAATTCATCCAAATCATCCTTATTATTTGGATCAAATGCATGGCGATTCTGTTGAATTTCTTGATGCAATTTATTCAAAATCATTTTACCGTCTCCAAAGAATCTTTACGCATGAGTTTAGGTGAATCACTAGAATTAGGATTCTTCACCACATATACAAAAGTCACACCGTCAACTTCTTTGGTCTCCCAAGAAGGTGAAGTGTAAAATACATCCGTTCCATTGCGAGGACGAACTTTTCGGAAAGAAATGGGTTTAACAGTCTTTTTCATAATGAAAAGATTATAACAAAAAGAAAGGGCTCTGTCAAGAGCCCCTTTAGGATATTTACCTATAAGGTTATATCACTTTTCTTCCTTTGCAACCAAAGGAATCTTTTTGATAAGGTCTTGCGCCTTAACCATGTTTTGCAACCAAATTTTCAACATACCATTGGCAAGTTCTGCGTTTTCAATTTCAATCTTGTCATTGATTTTGAATTCGCGTGTGAAATTACGGTTTGCAATTCCTTTGAACAGGAAGTTTTCTTCTGCGCTGTCGTCAGCAGATTTTCCCTTGACAACTAGTTTATTTCCCTCAAGAGTAACCTCAATATCAGACTTTGCGAAACCAGCAACTGCCATTTCAATGACATACTTGTTTTCGCTAACTTGTTTGATATTGTATGGAGGGTAAGCAACAGACTTCATATTCTTTGCCATGTCCTGTAGGTCTTTAAATACATCATTAAAACCAACAGTGAATGGATCGAATTTGTGAAAGTCAAAAGGTGATAGTAGAGTCATAAAGTTCTCCTTTGTAAAGCGAGTTAATAATGCCAACCCAAAAAAGGCATTGGCCCGAGGAATTTATATGCAGCCTAACCTCGGACTGCTGCTCCCATCCCGATGGGACTTAAATTATACTAGTATTTATACTAAGTGTCAAGAACTTTGTGGTTTTTTACCAATATTATATTTTGGTACTAATTGCCACTCATTCTTTTCTTTATGTGAAAGAATTTTAACTTGTGATAAAAAGATTGGTTCCGGTACTTCTGTTTGTTTCTTATTGACAACCTTTAACAGACCCCAATCTTCCAATAAATTAACAATTGCATTCCGTCTGGCCAAATCATTATCAGTAATATCAGTTGGCTTTCCGTCAAGTGCAAATAATTCTTTAAAATGCACTAGGTAATATTTACCTCTTTTGTGTAAAATGTGACAAGATTGATAGAGTGTTTTATCTTTTTTTGATGCCACACCGATTCGTGTGAGTGTTTCACGAATCTTTAAAAAATCATCCTGTTCATTTAGTGTTACTTCTACTAGTTCATCTATTTCAATCATTTCACCCCGCCTTTATCTGTTTTTCTTTTTATTTCAGCGATTTGTTCATCAGAAAGAATACGCAAGGCCTCTTTGGCCTTTTGATTGGAGTATCCAAAATATGTTTTGACACACTCAATATTTTCTTCTGCCTTAGACTTTTGCCACGGTTGAAATTTCCGTTTCATAGGTCTGATACTATTTAGAAGATACTGATATTGCATATCTTTATCTAATGATGGACATTTGTTCATTTCTTGTGCATATAATACACAATCCAAGTGATATGATAGTGCGCGGTTCACCACAAAAGGAGCATAGTCTTTATAATCCAAATCGTCATGAATTACTGATTTTCCAGTCTGTAGTATGGAAGGAATAATTTGTTTAAATAGATCGGGCATATTAACTTCTTATTTTAGTGAAATCACATTTTGCAAAATTACCCATGAAAAATACTTGGCAAAAATGGAATAATTGTTTTTCTGTAAGATCAGGTAAAGTTTTAAGATCAAAATATTTTTTAATATTGGAATAAAGTTCATAGAGAGATAAACCAACATAATCTCGATAACAAGAATCTAGTATTGCTTCCATTGGCCACATCCAGGATCTTTCATTTGTAATGTTATTACAGACAACATTAAATCCTCTTAGAAAAGATGGGAATAAAATATGGCCTCCTTCAAAATGATCGACTAGTAGAGTATCACATGTTCCTTTGTATTCATAAACATCCATGTTAATAATTTCAATTTTGTTCATTATATCACGATTAAATTGGTAATGATAATCTATCAAATCTTTGTTTTTTTCAATAACTGTTATTTTACTTACATTTTTGTTATTTAACAACCAACTTTCACGCAACAAAAAACCCATACCTGTGCATACACAATGCCCTTCAGCCAAAACGAAGTGTGAGTAAACTTCGAATACTTCTCTGTGATTTTTTTCGAAAGCCATCCACCTTAGATTTTTATTTTTTAAAAAAAAGTTTTCGTCTTTTTCTAAGATTTCAAAATCGTTTTTTTTATAACTCACAATATTGGGTTTAATAAAACCCAAATCATATAAAGTTTTTTTATCCAACATCATTTAAATTCACATTCAACCATGATTTCGGTAAGACAAGCAACTAGGTTAATTTCGTGATCGGCTACAAATGCAGATTGATACTGATACTTGGCAAGAATCACAACCATTTGTGGAATAGAACCTGGCGCAAGTTTCTCACTCAACCTGTCATACAGTGTACGAAAGATTCTGACAGGATCATTGTCTAGATTATTTGTAACCCACTTTCGAGCCGAAGTGAAGTCCTTGTTTTCTAGTGATTTAACCAGTTCTTCAATTTGTACATCACTTACAGCCGCAAGAATACCTTTGTCAATTGAACCACTAACAGAATAACGCTGCAACTCATTGAGAATACGCCGATTATCTGGAAAGTGCTTGGTGATAACAGCAGCGACCACCTCTTTATCATAGTTGATGTTCTCCTGGTTTAGAATATCACATACACGTTGGAAAAATTGTGCGGCCATTTTGGCCTTGCTGCCATTGGGTTTGAAGTCAATAACAGTACAACGGGAATGAATTGGATCGATGATCCTGTTCTTAAAGTTACAGGTGAAGATGAACGAACAGTTCGAAGCGAATTCTTCGATTCCTGCGCGTAGGATCGCCTGTGCATTAGGCGTTAGATAATCTGCTTCATCTAGGATGATGACCTTACGACCACCCATGAGTGACATAGATGAAGCATAGTTTTTAATTTTTACACGAACAGCATCAACACCATTCTCATCAGAACCGTTGATGATGATATAATCACAACCAACTTCTTCGCACAAAGCTCGAGCAACAGTGGTTTTACCAACACCGGCTGAACCTGCAAAAAGCAGATTGGGAATTTCTTTACGATTTACATATTCCTGAAAAGTCTTTTTCAGTGAATCTGGCAGAATACAATCCTGAATCTTCTTAGGACGATACTTTTCCACCCACAGCATATGTTCCGACATTCACATTCTCCATAGTATAAAACATCATTATATCAAATTTTACGCCAAGTGTCATTCTCTTTGACGTACAGTTTACCATCAGGTCCAGGCACAATATTTACCGAAACCTTTTTTTGTGTGCCTTCAACATATTGTTCAAAACCAACAAAATATATTGAATTTGGTGGCAAAGGTTTTAATTCACCGTATGTTGCACTTAATTGAAGAACTGGTTTACCGTCAAGTTGTTTTTCCAACTCTGCGGTTGGAAGTTCATCTTGTTTATAAACAATTCGTTCCTTAACTTCTCTGTAACCTGCAACACCAGCCAAAAAAAGGCCTGCTAAACCCAGGCCTTTTGCGAAATCTCTACGAGAATTCATTTTAACCACCAAATTGTGAGTCTTTGGATTCGATAGCAATGAAATATTGCATATCACCGCGTTCATTCACAAACGAGGAGAGACCGGCTTTAGAAATTTCAACCTGATAGGTATCAAGAATCATCTTAAAGTTTTCTGTCAAGAACACGGCCTTGAAAGTCACACCTGTACCATCACCAATTTCGGTTGTATTGGTGTGTGCAGAATCATCCTTTGCATTGAAAACAGTAACAAAAATCTTTGAACCATCAGATTCAAATGCAAGGTTAGGTGATTGCAAAACAGATGCATTCTTGAGTGCTTGTGCCAAATCTTCACTGGTCAACTTGAAAGACGCATCAACAGAAGGAAGTTTCAACTCTTTTTCAGGAGGAGAAACAATCATGTTCTTTGCAGTCATACGATACTTAGTCTTAGACCTACCAGACTTCAAGATGACATTATTTGTATCAAAATCA